CAAGGGGACGTTGGTAACTTTATTAACCTGCCATACTTCAAGGCAGAGGAGACGGTTCGATATTGCTTCGATAGCAAGGTTGAGGCGTTGGAGTTAGACGATTTCTTAGATCATGCAGAGAAGTCTGTCACCACGATAGATACTCTGGAAGCTTTGAGACTTGGGGGCAAGGAAGATTTCTTTGACGGACCACCATGCTTGCAGCACATGTGTTCTCAGGGTGCAATCGCAAGTGATAGGAACACAACCCTCTTCAACTGTGGGGTGTACTGCCGTAAGAAGTGGGCTGATGATTGGCCTCAAAAGCTAGAGCAGATGAACAGGGAGCTAACAGACCAACCTCTTCCTGCTTCTGAGATGTCTGCGCTGCAGAAATCGGTAGGCAAGAAGGATTATTTCTACACTTGCAAGCAAGAGCCAATCAAAAGCTACTGTGATCCGGACGTATGCCGCACCAGAAAGTATGGTGTGGGGGATGACATGCCGGACGCGCCCAAGTTGGGCGGTCTTGTGACCATGTTGTCGGAGCCTCGTCTGCATTTCTTGGATGTGACAGGGCGTAGGGTGCAGCTATCAACGGAGCAGCTACAGAACCAGACGCTATTCCAACGGGCATGTATGGATCAGCTTAGTATTATGCCGCCCACTATGCGGCCTGCAAAATGGCAGATGTTGATTTCTGCGTTGATGGTGAACTCCACACGCATAGAGGTTCCGGAAGAACTAACTTACTCGGGACAGTTTAAAGATCATCTCCGCATGTACTGCACCAGTAGGATACGGGCGGTACAGGCAGAAGAGGTTACGCATGGGAAGCCGTGGACCGAGGACGGGTTTACCTCGTTCATGATCGCGGGTCTCATGGAGTATTTGCGCAATCGAAACTTCACTCACTACACAAGGGCCGAGGTTACGGAAGCGTTAAAGAAGCTGAACGGTGGCAAGGATGCAGAGTACAAGCTGAACTATCGCAAGGCTGATGGAAAGAGAACAACGGCGCGTGTTTGGCGTGTGCCTGCGTTCGAGGAAACGGATGTAGAATTAGATGTAAAGGAGATTCCAAATGACGTCCCCTTCTAACCGTTTGTTAAGGGTGTCTGAGGTTGCAAAGCTTTTGGGAGTATCGACCTCAACTCTCTACAAGTGGGTAAAACTGGGCCAATTTCCACGGCCCATAATGCTTGGGCCTATGAACCCCAAGCAGCGACAGACCAAGCGTTGGGTTCTGAGCGAAGTGGAACAATGGGTAAACGAAAGGGCTAGGGAAGATGATTACGAATAGTGAACTGATACTGGGACCGCCCGGAACTGGGAAGACTTACACGTTGATGGAGCGGGTGAACGATTACTTTGAGGATGGCGGTGCGCCCCATAGATTTGCGTTTGTTTCGTTCACTCGCAAGTCAATTCAGGAAGCGATGGAACGGGCTTGCTTGAAGTTTAACCTCAAGCCAAAGGAGTTGCCGCATTGCAGGACGTTGCATGCCACGGCCTTTCACGGCCTTGGTCTGCAGACGGCTGATGTTATGGGGGCTGATGACTACAGGAAGCTATCGGGCATCTTGCGTCTTGATCTCTTGGCGAAGGACGGGGTTGATGTAGCAGACGGTCTGCCTAAAACAACGCTCTCGGGGTCCGGTGCTCAGTACTTAAACATAATCGACAGAGCGCGGTCGCGATTGGTTTCTCTTGAACAGGAGTTCAATGACTCGGGCAACCATAGTCTTGCCTTCTCCAAGCTGGAGAATGTCGAGGCCACACTAACCAAGTACAAGACGCAGGAAGCCAAGCTAGACTTTGGGGATTTCATTTCTCGGTATGTGGAGATTGTTACTCCTCCGGAGCTAGACGTATTGATTGTTGACGAGGCCCAAGACTTAACGCCGTCACAGTGGCAGATGGTTTCAAAGATGTCGGAGCATGCCAAGCGAACTATCATTGCAGGGGATGACGATCAGGCTATCCACGAATGGACAGGCGTTGATGTAAACAAATTCTTGTCAGCATCTAATAAGCAGACTGTGTTGAGTAAGTCGCACCGGATGCCACGGGTAGTGCATGATCTGTCCCAACGCATTGTGAAGCGCATAGACAATCGCATCTCCAAGGAGTTCGAACCGACAGACCGAGAGGGCAAGGTCACGTACCACATGAACTTTGAGACGGTGCCTATGGATGAGGGGTCGTGGACTTTGATGGCACGTACCAACTCCTATGCTTGGGACATGGCAAAGCAGGTCAGGGAGTATGGTTACCTGTATAGTTTTCGCGGTCGGTCAAGCGTGAGCGAAGCGGTAGCCGATGGCATTGACGTATGGCGGAAGCTGCAAGCTGGAGAGCGTGTCAGTCGCATGCGTGTTAAGGAGTTGTATAAGAACGTTCCGAAGATGGGGGACTATCGGGTTGTTAAGCGGGGTGCTACTGGGTTGTTGGACGCTGCAGCGGATGACGCTATGCTTTCATACGACGAACTTGTTTCTGAGTTTGGTTTGGTTGCTCCGATAGATCGCCCTGCCACGGACGTGATGAACCTCGGGACGGAGGACAGGTTATACATACAGTCGATTGAGGCACGAGGCGAAAGAATTACTGACACGCCTCGTATTAAAATCTCAACCATCCATGCTATGAAGGGTGGGGAGGACGAGAATTGTTTGGTGTATCTAGGGTCCACAAAGGCTTGTCTGGAAGGGAAGAACCCAGACGCGGAGCATAGGGTGTTTTATGTTGCCGTGACTAGGACCAAAGAGAACCTACACATTCTGGAATCCGACAAACGGTATAGGTATATGTTATGAAAAGAGATCAGGTATTAGACAAAGCAAAGTCTTTAATTTCAGGGGACCGACAGGAGGATTACGGGGATGCGGCTCAATCGTTCAACGCCATTGCTGCAGGGTGGAACATCATTGTTTCGAGAGCTATCAAACAGAACGGTAAGTTCGCACCTCTCAGTCCCACGCATGTCGCGCTGATGATGGATTGGTTGAAGACAACACGGCTGCTCAACGATACCTCGCATCAAGACTCGTGGGTGGACAAGGCAGGTTACAGCGCACTGGGCGCAGAAATAGGTTTATCAAATGGCGAAAAAAGATAAGACCATAAGCTTTCTTGAGCGAATGGAAATGGATAACTTGGACCCCGATTGGAACATCCCGTTCGAGTTCCCTGATCTGACAGGCTACAAAGAAATAGCCGTGGACCTTGAGACGAGAGACCCAAACCTTACCACCCTTGGCCCCGGATGGGCTAGGGGTGACGGGAATATCGTGGGCATTGCGGTAGCAGCGGGGGATTACGCTGGCTACTTTCCTATTCGTCACCAGAACGGACACAATCTTGATCCTAAGATGACGCTGCGTTGGTTTAAAAAGCAGATGGCTACACCTCGGATTGATAAGATCATGCACAATGCAACCTATGATGCAGGTTGGCTATACGCGGAGGGCATAGAGGTACAGGGCCGGATCATCGACACGATGGTTGCCGCTCCTTTGATAGATGAGAACAGGTTTTCTTACAGCCTCAACAATCTAGGCCGCGATTGGATTGACATGCGTAAGAACGAGAAGATGTTACGCGCTGCGGCAAAAGACTTTGGCCTTGATCCTAAGTCAGAGATGTGGCGTCTGCCTCCGATGTACGTTGGTGCGTATGCAGAGCAGGACGCAATCATGACCTTGAAGCTTTGGCATCGGCTCAAGATAGAGATCAGCGAACAAGATTTGGGCGCAATCTTTGATCTCGAAACGGGCCTCATACCTTTGATGTTAGAGATGCGTAAGAAAGGGGTGCGTGTTGATCTGGACAAGGCGGATCAAGCTAGGACCGCTCTGCGGAAGCAAGTCAATACGCTCAAGGGTTTTATAGATTACAAGAGCGGGGTGAAGATAGAACCGTGGGCTGCAGAGTCAGTGAAGAAAGTCTTTGAGGCTTTGGACCTATCGTATCCAAGCACGGAAACTGGCGCACCGTCCTTCACCAAACAATACCTGTCCTCTCACCCGAACGAAGTGGCTCAGGCTATCGTAAAGCTGCGCGAGTTTGACAAGGCAGACGGTACGTTTATTGAAACCATACAGCGGCACAGTCACAAGG